TACCAAGTTATCAGATCTGGTGACGTGGTACTAATTGATACCTAAACCATAAATCAAAAACCTTAAACTTAAAACATAAAACTAATTATTAATTTAAAAAAACAAAAATGACAAATTTATTATTTTCAGTCGGAGGTAATGGAGGTGCTGCAGTTTCAGTGCCTGCTAAAAATTTTCTTGGAGTTGATTTGAGCGATGCAGATACAATGCAAGTTTCATTTCTTGAAGAAGATGGTACTTTGGACGCAGTAATTGTTGCACTAACTTTTACTGGAACAGCAAAAGCTGCTGCTGAAGCATTGGCAAACGCTATGGCAAAAGACACTAGAGGTTTAATCACAGTTGCAGACGGTGTGAATTCAAAATTCTTACATCCGTTTACAGCTATAGAATCAATCAACTAATTATGGAAAGATATTTATATTTCTGCAACAACGATGCAGACGGATCAGGGAGTGCTACAGATGCTCCTGACACAAACGCTGAATTAGCAATGTACCCAACAAGTTCGGTACGCGCTATTTTTGCAGCTTCAGCTACAACAACTACAGTTAATTTAGTGCCAAGAGACGGTACTACTACAACTGAAGACGTTGTAACGTTGACACACGCTGATGGTAATCACAAAGCTGTTTTTAATGCTTTAGTTGCTATTATTAATGCTGAAAAAAACAACAAGCCTTTTGCTGTTGTTTCAGACAAAGAGAACTCAATTTTTAACTTACCAGGAGTAACGGCTTGCGCTATTACATCTGCTGACTAATACATATATACACATGAAAACAAATTTTTTATATTTCAGAGAAAACGGTAGTCAGGAATTTGTAGCTACTGCCGCTCAAACAAACTTTACTATTAACGGTGATGCCAACTGGGATGTTGATGTAACTGCTGACACACAAGTTAAAGTTACAGTTACTTTTAAAGCAGCTCAAACTACAAAAGTAGGTAGTGCTTATAGTGGTGGTGCTGTAGACGCTGGTGAAACAGTTACAGTTAATAACACTGGTAAATCACTTAGTGGTAATGATATAGTAATTACTGCTCAAACAGCTGATGGTACTAATGGTATTACAATATCAGCTGGAGATATCGTAAATATATCACTTATACCAGCCGAAACTACAGAGTTTGCTTTAAGAGCTGATCACTTTATAGCATGTAATGCTGCTAGTGACACTTCAACTGTTTTATCGTTTAAAGCTTCTAACGGTAGTGACGCTGATGACTCAATAACATTTACTCATGCTGATGATAATGGAGCTACTTTTATTAATATTGCAAAAGCAATGGCTTCAATATTAAACGCTAACAAGCTTAAAGCTGGCGCTGTTGTAACTGTTTATGACAAACAGAACAATGTCTTTGCTGAAGGGCTAGGAAGTTTTGGTATAACTAACATGGCTTGTAATATAGCTTAGTGAGGTTAACTGCGCAAGATTTGCGTGAAATGAATATCCTTAAGTATTACAGGCTCGTTAGAAAATGGGCCTGTAAAACTTACGGGTTAAACGACGCAGACTTAGAACTTTTAATTTATTTAGATTGTAAAAAAAGATTTACACGAAACGATTTTATCAATGGAGTTTATACATATTCATGGGATAAAAACAGATGGGAACGGTTAAGACGCGATGGTTGGATCGAAGCTTGGAGACATCGTAACAGAACAACAATTAAATACTCTGTATTTAAAACATCGTTTAAATGTTCTCAATTAATAAGTAGAATATATAGAGTGTTATTAGGTGAAGAAGATTTACCTATATCTGAGCGTAGCACTTTTTTTAATAATAAATCATATACAGATAAAGTTTATAATAAAGCTATTGATGATATGATAAAAGATATTAATAGATAATGGGATATAAATTAGGTAAAGCAAGACCAAACTACATGACTAATGGTGTTTTAAAAACTAAACTTAAGTTTGGTGGTGAAGCTGGAGATTCTGATATATCTGTGCCTGGCACTCCTATTATGAGAAAACCATTAGGCGAAGGCATAATGGGTGAAGCTAACATGGATGGTAGTATATATATTAATAGTAATATAGTTCCTGGTAGTTATGACGAAAGACAAGTAATAAATCACGAAATGAGACACTCAACAGATATGCGTATTGGCAAATTATCTTATGGTGATGATTTTGTAAGATTTGATGGTGTAACATACCCAAGGCAAACTATTAACGGTAAAGATATGATTATTGTTGATGGAGTTGCTAAAGAAGCAGGTAGTACAGATTTTCCTTGGGAAAAAGACGCAAATAACGAATGAGATTAACAACTATAGACGGAGTACCTTTATACTCAACTTTACAAGAAGCTTTACAATGGGCGGCTTTAAATAATTTAAAAGGCTATCACACACATATTCACCAAGGATCTTTAGGGTATATGGGTGGAGCAACTCATGCTAGAGCTATAGTATCAGGTTCAACAACGACAACAACAAGTGTGCAATCAACTTCTAGTGGCTCTACTAATATGAACACTCCTAGCTCAAGTCCTAGTAGTGGTAGTAGTGGCGGTGGAGGTTATTAAAAAAATATTATGAGTATATTAAGTAAAGTATTTTCAGCTGGAGCTGGTAAATTAGTGCAAAACGTAGGTAATGTTATAGATAACCTAACTACAACTAAAGAAGAAAAACTAGCAGCTGAAGCAAAGATAAAAGATTTGATAATGAGTTACGAAGCTGAAATGCAAAAGCAAGTAACTGAAAGATGGAAGTTAGACATGAACTCTGACTCGTGGTTAAGCAAGAATATAAGACCACTAGTATTAGTGTTCTTAGTAGTAAGCACAGTGTTGTTAGTATTTATAGATGCTGGCTTTATAAATTTTGATGTAAAAGACTCATACGTAGATCTTTTACAATTAGTATTAATAACAGTGATTGGTGCTTATTTTGGCGGTAGATCACTAGAAAAAGTAAAAAAATAATGGGAATAAATTCAACAGAAGTCTCTTACGGCTTCGGACAATTAGGTAGTATTTTTAGTGACACTACAACAACAGCTATGGTACCGCCAACTGGAAAAGTATTTGTGGCTATTCATTTTTTAGAAGCAACAACACTAGCAACATCTGGAGGTTTAGTTGCAGATAATTCTACTGATGTAGAATTTGCTGGTACTGTATTTGCTAGAGATGCAGACAATACTGCAAACGACGCTGCTCATGACGAGACAACTGCAACTGCAGACTTAGGACAAGGAGGTACAGTTATCGATGTAAGTAATACAATTCCAGCTGGAACTATTATATACGGAAGATATACTCAGGTTAAAGCCTCTTCAAATAAAATGATAATAGCCTACATAGGTCAATAATGGGATTAGGATTAGGAAATTCACTAACTAAAAATACTTACGAGCTTACAGCTGGCAGCGTTGTGTATACTCCAGGTGATGTTCAATCTAACAGATTACAATGGTGGTATGTAAGTAATCAAAATGATAACCCTACTGGTGGTGAGTGGGAAAGTGGTGATGCATTTCAAACGATAATGAACCAAGTTAATGCATCAAAACAACCTACTATTGTTAACACTACTCCTGGTTATGCAGAGTTTGATGGTGTTGATGATTTTTATAGGCTTGATGATCCAAATAGATTAGTAGATGTACAAGCAGGTAGAGCTGCAACGTTTATGTTTGTTTACAAAATAAACACTGTAAATGCTACCCACTCTATAGTTAGTGGAGGCCAAGGTTTTAATACTAAATTTTTATTTCCAGCAAATGATCGATTTAGTATTATTACAGAAACACAACAGCAATTATTTGTGGCAAGCTCAGGAACACCTTTTGATACTAATGGTATCAAAATACTTTTTGTTGTAAGAGATAGCTCTGGAGCAGTTACGTTACAGACACACGGTGGAGGAACTTTAGAAGCACTTGCCGTAAGTGGTAGCTCAAGCAATACAACAAGTAATACTGTAATAAAACTACATCAAATTAGTGGTGATGACAATGATGGCCTTAACTCTTTTAAAGGTAGAATTCATGAGATAGCTATTTGGCAAAATACAAAATTATCACAGACTGATATGGATAATATATACACAACATATTTAAACCCTAGATACAACGTATAAAATTAAATTAACTTAAATTAAATAAAATGGCAAAAAGAAAAACAAAAAAGGTTGTAGACCTTAAACCTACAACTATTACACAAGAAGAATTAAAGCAAGTGCAAGAAATTATTTCTCAAATTAATCAATATAATTTAGAGATAGGTAGAATAGAAGCTAGAAAACATGGTTTGCTTCATGGCTTGTCAACTACTCAAGAAACTTTAGGTGTTATACAAAAACAACTTGAAAAAGAGTATGGCACTGTTAATATAAATATAGAAACTGGAGAAATAAATTACGATGTCGAAGCTGATAAGAAAAATTAGTATCGGTAAAGATTATAAGAATGACGCCATGCACTATGCCGTTGGGCAAGAAGTGTATGGTGGACATACTATATGCGATATACTAGAAGAAGAAGACAAGTACAGTGTTTATATTAAAAAAGGTAATGATGTGTTGCCTTGGAAAGACTTTAATAAAAACATGGCTGTATCTGTAGAATATAACTTACAGTACTAATGAAAAGCGTTTACAGCTTTGTTGTAACGCCAATAGGAAAAAGATATAACAATATAAAGAAGGTTGGAAATAAAGAGTTGATTCTTAACACTGAAATATTTAACCATCAGTATATTAATAGAAAAGCAAAAGTAATATCAATACCTATGGTTAGTGATACAAACATAGAAATAAACGATGATGTAATAGTTCATCACAATGTTTTTAGACGTTGGCGTAATGTTAAAGGTATAGAAAAAAATAGCAAAAGCTATTTTGATGAAAAAACTTATGTTGTGCAGCCAGACCAAATATTTTTATATAAAAAGTTTTGGCAATGGCACTCACCAAAAGGTTTTTGTTGGGTTAAACCTATAAAAAACAAAGATAAATATACTAACAGTCAAGTACAAGAAAATATTGGTATTATAAAATACACTGATGGTAGTTTTAAAGTAAATGATCTTGTAGGTTTTACTCCACAATCAAACTACGAGTTTGTTATTGATGGAGAGTTGCTATATAGAGTGTATACTAAATTTATTACAATTAAATATGAATATCAAGGAGACGAAGAAGCTTATAATCCAAGCTGGGCACAGAGCAGTTGAAGAATTAATTAATGTTGCTAGAGAAAAAATTATTACTAACACAGAAGATGATGTTAGCGCTGATAGATTAAAAAACGCTGCGGCTACTAAAAAGCTAGCAATATTTGATGCGTTTGAAATATTAAATAGAATACAAGAAGAAGAGAATATCCTTGAAGGCAAAGAGGTAGAAAAAAGCAACAAAGTATTTAAAGGTTTTGCTGAAGGTAGGTCAAAATGAGTTACGAACAAACATTAGTTAAAATAATAGAGCCTATTAAACGTACGACTATAACTCGTATGAATAGAGGTAAAAAATGGAAATATGGATATAATAAAGAACATGATATTATCGTTATATCAAAAAGCGGAACAATTGGCGAAATCATTGAAGTGCAAGGTTTACGAATTGCTTTACCAAAAATGCCAACCAACGTGCATGTGCATGAAAAACGAAAATGGCAAAGGTTAGAATATCCTAAACAATTATCTAAACTAAAAAATATATTTGATTGGAGGTCGTATCCTGAAGAGCATAAAGATCAGTGGTTTGATTATATAGATGAAGAGTTTAAACGTAGAGATGAAGGTTTTTGGTTTGACAACAATGGTAAATCAACTTATATAACAGGTAGTCACTACATGTACTTGCAATGGAGTAAAATAGATGTAGGTGCACCTGATTTTAGAGAAGCTAATAGATTATTTTATATATTTTGGGAAGCTTGCAAAGCTGATACTAGATGTTATGGTATGTGTTACTTAAAAAACAGACGTAGTGGTTTTTCTTTTATGTCTTCTTCAGAAACAGTTAATCAAGCTACTCTAGCTAGTGATTCAAGGTTTGGTATATTATCTAAAAGTGGTGCTGATGCTAAAAAAATGTTTACAGACAAAGTTGTTCCAATATCGGTTAATTATCCTTTCTTTTTTAAACCGATTCAAGACGGTATGGATAGGCCTAAGTCTGAACTTGCTTATAGGGTTCCTGCAAGTAAGTTTACGCGTAAAAAGATTACTGCAAACGAACAGCAGGAAGACTTGGTTGGACTTGATACTACTATTGATTGGAAAAATACAGGTGATAACAGTTATGACGGAGAAAAACTTCAGCTGTTAGTACATGATGAAAGTGGCAAGTGGGAAAGACCCGATAACATATTAAATAACTGGAGAGTTACAAAAACATGTTTACGATTAGGTAGTAGGATTATAGGTAAATGTATGATGGGCTCGACATCAAACGCGTTAGACAAAGGTGGGGAAAACTTCAAAAAACTATACAATGCATCCGACGTTACTAAACGAAACAGAAATGGACAAACAGCGTCTGGCTTATATTCTCTTTTTATCCCAATGGAGTGGAACTACGAAGGATTTATTGACGAGCACGGAAGCCCAGTCTTCAATACTCCGGATCATGACGTCTTCGATCCCCATGGAGAGCTAATAGATGTAGGTGTAATAGATAACTGGCAAAACGAAGCTGATGGTTTAAAAAACGATCAAGACGCTTTAAATGAATTTTACAGGCAATTTCCAAGAACTACAGAGCACGCGTTTAGGGACGAAGCTAGTAATAGTATATTTAACTTAGTAAAAATATACGAACAAATAGATTACAATGAAGAAATGGCTAGAAGCTTAGGTTTTTCAAAAGGTAATTTTCAATGGATTAACGGTATAAAAGATACAAATGTTATATTTTATCCAGATCCAAAAGGTAGGTTTAAAGTTAGTTGGGTACCACCAACAAACATACAAAACAAGATTATAATAAAAAACGGTATAAAATACCCTGGTAATGAGCACATGGGCGCTTTTGGTTGTGATAGTTACGATATATCAGGAACTGTAGACGGTAAAGGATCTAAAGGTGCTTTGCACGGACTTACAAAGTTTAGCATGGAAGACGCTCCAGCTAATCAATTTTTTTTAGAGTATTTAGCTAGACCTCAGACCGCAGAGATGTTCTTTGAAGACGTTTTAATGGCGTTAGTATTTTATGGGATGCCAATACTTGCAGAAAATAACAAACCGCGTTTATTATATTATTTAAGACGTAGAGGCTATAGAGGTTTTAGCATGAATAGACCAGATAAAATATGGAATAAATTGTCTACGGCTGAAAAAGAAATAGGTGGTATACCAAATTCAAGTGAAGATATTAAACAAGCGCATGCTGCGGCTATTGAAATGTATATACAAAGCCACGTAGGTATGGATGCTGAAGGTCAATTTGGTAATTGTTATTTTAACGAACTTTTAAATGACTGGGCTAAATTTGATATAAACAAAAGAACAAAACACGATGCTTCTATAAGCTCTGGTCTTGCAATAATGGCTTGCAACAGACATTTGTACAAACCAAACGCTACAATAGAAAAACCAAAACTAAATATAAGTATTGCCAAATACTCTAACAAAGGTAATATGTCAAAAATAATTAAAAAATAAATATGGCTGTAAGAAGTTATTTCCCATCTCAAGTTGTAAGTGACGTTGAAAAAATGAGTTACGACTATGGTTTAAAAGTAGCTAAAGCTATTGAAGCTGAGTGGTTTCACACTGAACGAGGTAGCAATAGATATAGAACTAATCACAACAACTTTCACAATCTTAGATTATACGCAAGAGGCGAGCAATCAATACAAAAATATAAGGACGAGTTATCTATTAATGGTGATTTGTCCTATCTTAATTTAGATTGGAAACCAGTACCTATTATACCTAAATTTGTAGATATAGTAGTTAATGGTATTTCAGAGCGTACCTATGACGTAAAAGCATACTCACAAGATGAGTTTGGCGTTAGTAAAAGAACGCAGTACATGGAGTCTATTCTTTCTGACATGAGAACAAGGGAGTTAAACGATTTTGCAGAACAAGCGTTTGGCATAAGTCTTGCAGAAAATGATCCAAATACTTTGCCAGACACAAAAGAAGAATTAGATTTACATATGCAGCTTAACTACAAGCAAGCTGTTGAAATAGCAGAAGAGCAAGCTATAAACGTTTTGTTAGAAGGTAATAAATATGAGCTTACTAAAAAACAATTTTATTACGACCTTACTGTTTTAGGTATAGGTGCTGTAAAAACAGGTTTTAATACGTCTCAAGGAGTTACTGTTGAATATGTTGATCCAGCTGATTTAGTTTATTCATATACAGAATCGCCTTATTTTGACGATATATATTACGTTGGTGAAGTAAAAAATATACCTGTTAACGAATTAGCAAAACAATTTCCTCATCTAACAGAAGAAGATTTAGATGATATAATGAAAAACAAAAGCTATAAACAGTCTAATTACCATAATAACGCTTACAACTCTAAAGAAGAAGATAACAATAAAGTTCAAGTTTTGTATTTTAATTATAAAACATTTATGAACGAAGTTTATAAAGTAAAAGAAACTGGTACTGGTGCTGAAAAAATATTAGAAAAAGACGATACATTTAACCCACCAGAAGATTCTGGTAATTTTGGTAAACTACAAAGATCAATAGAGTGTTTGTATGATGGCGCTATTATATTAGGCTCTGACAAATTACTTAAATGGGAAATGGCTAAAAATATGATGAGGCCAAAAAGTGATTTCACTAAAGTAAAAATGAACTACAACATAGTTGCACCACGAATGTATAAAGGCCGTATAGAATCTTTAGTACAACGTATTACTGGTTTTGCTGATATGATACAACTTACACATTTGAAGTTGCAACAAGTTTTATCACGTATGGTGCCAGACGGTGTTTATTTAGATGCTGATGGTTTAGCTGAAATAGATTTAGGTAACGGCACAAACTATAGCCCACAAGAAGCTTTAAATATGTTTTTCCAAACAGGTAGTGTTATAGGTAGATCATTTACAAGTGAAGGTGATATGAATCCTGGTAAAGTGCCAATACAAGAAATACAGTCAGGTAGTGGAGGTCAAAAAATGCAAAGTTTAATACAGACTTACAATTACTACCTACAGATGATTAGAGACACAACAGGTCTTAACGAAGCAAGAGATGGTAGTATGCCAGATAAGTATTCTTTAGTTGGTGTGCAAAAACTAGCTGCTGCAAATAGTAATACAGCAACAAGACATATATTACAAGCTGGTTTGTTTTTAACTTCAGAAGTAGCAGAATGTTTATCACTTAGAATATCTGATATACTAGAATATTCACCAACAGCTGATTCTTTTATTCAAGCTATTGGCGCTCATAACGTAGCTACGCTTGAAGAAATGTCTGAATTACATCTATATGACTTTGGTATATTTATAGAGCTTATGCCTGATGAAGAAGAAAAAGCAATGCTTGAAAACAATATACAAATGGCATTGCAACAACAAATAATAGAGCTTGCTGATGCTATTGATATTAGAGAAATAAAAAATGTAAAGCTAGCAAATCAACTTCTAAAACTAAGAAGACAGAAAAAATTAGAAAAAGACCAGTTGATGCAACAGCAAAATATACAAGCACAATCACAAGCTAATATTCAAGCGCAAGAAGCTGCTGCTCAAATGGAAATGCAGAAAAACCAAGTAGTAGCTCAAACAGATGCACAACTAGAACAAGTTAAATCTCAACTTGAAATGCAAAAAATGTTCCAAGAAGCAGAAATTAAAAAACAACTTATGGAATTAGAGTTTGAAATGAATATGCGTTTAAAAAATATAGAGGTTGAGGCGCAAAAAGGAAAAGAAAAAGAAAAAGAAGATCGTAAAGACGAAAGAACAAGAATACAAGCTACACAACAAAGTGAGCTTATAGATCAAAGAAAAAGTGAAAAACCACCTAAAAACTTTGAGTCTGCAGGTAATGATATATTAGGAGGCGGATTTGATTTAGGTGCATTTGATCCTAGATAACAATTATTAATTATTATTATATTATATTATGGCAAAAAAGAAAAAAGAAGAAGTAGTCGAAAAGGCTGCTGAAGACAACGTGACTAAAGTTGATATTAGTCAAAAAGAAATAAAACAAGATGATAACATCATCAAAGTAGATTTAACAAAACCACCAAAACCAAAAGAAGAAAATGAAACTAAAGAAGATAACCTTGTCAACGAGGGAGTGGCTACAGAGCCTGATAATGCCGATGCCACAGAAAAACAAGAAGAAGTACAGCCGGAGGAACAAACACAAGAAGAAACTCCAATATTAGAAGAAGTAACTGAAGAAGAAGTTCAAGAGCAAACAGAAGAATTAGCCGAAGAAGTTCAAGAAGCTATAGAAGAAGCTCAAGAAACCGGTAAAGCAATGCCAGAAAACTTACAAAAAGTTGTAGACTTTATGGAGGAAACTGGTGGTAGTTTAGAGGATTATGTTCGTTTAAATCAAGATTATTCAAACATGGATAATCAAACTTTATTAAAAGAATATTACAAGCAAACAAAACCTCACTTAAACTCAGATGAAATAGATTTTTTAATGGAAGACTCTTTTTCATATGATGAAGAAGAAGATGAACCAAAAGATATTAAAAAGAAAAAAATAGCGTTAAAAGAGCAAGTTGCCAACGCTAAACGCCACTTAGACGGGCAAAAGTCTAAATACTATGAAGAAGTTAAAGCTGGAAACAGGTTAACCCCTGAACAACAAAAAGCTTGGGACTTTTTTAATAGATACAACAAAGAAAGCGAAGAGAATAAAAAAATAGCGGACAAACAAACTAATACTTTTAAATTAAAAACTCAACAGGTTTTTAACGATAAATTCAAAGGTTTTGAATACAACGTCGGAGATAAAAAATATCGGTTTAACGTGAAGAACGCTGGTGAGATAAAAGAAACTCAAAGCGACATTAATAATTTTGTCAAGAAGTTCTTGAATGAAAATAATGAAATGTCAGATGCTAAAGGTTATCATAAATCTCTATATAC